ATAGGTCGACAATTACGGCCCCCCATAGGTCGACAATTACGGCCCCCCATAAGTCAGGAGACCAGAATGCCCACCCTTGGAATTGTGATCGGAACCGGTCCGTCCTTGCGCTCCCAGATGCGAACAATCTGGAAGCTGAAGCAGACCCGCCTGGACGTCCAACTCTTCGGGGTGAACAACACCTTCGAGGACTTCCCGCTCGACCACTGGATTGCTTGCGACCCAGCTTGGCATGACTACTATGGTCCCGTTTTCGGGGACTTCCATAAGTACCACTGGGATCATGAGATCTGCGATCGGTACGGATACCAGTTCATCGAGGGCAGATGGGCTGATGGAGTTTCCCCTCCAGGAGCCTCCTGGATCTCTCTGAACCACGGTTCAGGTCCACAAATACTCAATATCGCGACCAGTGTGGCCCAGGTTGACTGTGTGCTCCTTGTAGGCCACGACATGACTTACCGTCCTGGTGAGGACCGCCATTACTTCCAGGGGCTCTCAGGGAGCTCTGGAGAGTACCCAGAACCTTTGCGAAAGCACTCGCCTTTCACGAAACCGGCTCGCGTTGGCGGAGCGCATCCTGACGGTGACGGCATAATGTACAATTACAAACACATCGCGGAGCAGAAGGGCTTGCCCCCCATCTACAACTGCACGCCCAACTCCGCGATGAAGTGGTTCCCGTTCCGCAACCTGGAGGACTTCCTGTAATGGACGACACGATAACCGATCTCGAGAAGTATCGTAAGGGCTGGATTGGCGGCGGGAGTGAGACTCCCTGTGGTCAAGGTTCAACCCTCCGAGCAACGAAACAACAACGCGAGCTCATACCCCTATGGGCTAAAAAGTACGCATGGCCATCTGTCGCCGACTTGGGGGCGGGTGATTTGAATTGGGTGTCAAAAATGCGCATGCCCACCCTTGATTATTGGGCAGGTGATCTCATTCCACGACACCCGGATGTCGTACAGTTCAACCTGAAGAAGGACCCACTCCCGGAGGCGGAAGTCTACTGGTGTCTGTGGGTGCTGAACCACTTTCCCCCGGAGGAAGGGGCGTTTGCGTGGGACAAGATCCGCGCAGCCGGGAAGCAGGCGCTGATAACCTGGGAACCTCGAGTCACCTGGGTGACCTTCGAGGAAGTCGAGATCCTGGAGGACGTAGTGATCCGGGAGCGTAAGGAAAACGATTCCCGGGGGAACTGCCACCTGAGGCTCGTTCAATGCTGAAAATCGTGACGGGTTGCTGGGGAGACAAGTACCCTCAGGATTACATTTTCAAGTGGGCCCAGAATGTGTTCCGCAACATCTCGCGGCCGTATGAAGTCTACATTCACACGGAGTCAGACTGGCCTGGATGGTGGGGTAAGCTCAAAGTCTTCACCCAACACACAGGACCAACTCTGTGGATCGACATCGACTGCGCAGTCATTGGCAACCTGGATCGGCTGGTTGCCAAAGGAACTCGCGGAGGCGACCTGGTTGCCGCAAAGAACTGGGCTCAGTCTGGCCACGGCGGAATCCAGTCGTCAGTTGTGTACTGGGAGGATCTCACGTGGCTCCTGGATGACTTCGACGAGAGCAACATTTGCTGGCCGCCAGAGAAACGAACCGGCCCGTTCTGGGGCGACCAGGAGTTCCTCACGCACCTCCGTGACCGGGGCAAGCTGCATCACGCGGAGTTCGATCCCCAGAACATCCTGTCCTACAAATACCATTGTCGAGGCCGATCAATTCTCCACGCCGAGACTTCCGTGGTCTGCTTCCACGGCAAACCTGACCCACACGAGGTGACTGAAGAATGGCTGGACTGGGACTGATCCACTACAACCCTGGACTCCCGCACCAGTGCGATCATGCTGGAGCGTTCCAGGCTGCAGGATTTGACATCACGACCGATCCCCGGGAAGAGCATCCGGGAATCCACGTTGTGTCTGGACCTCACTACGCTTTCAAGCACTGGGTGGGTGAGCCGAATGTGCTGATGATCGATCGCGCCTGGTGGGGAGATCCTGATTTCGTTTCTCTGGGCTGGCTCCAGTCGGACGGGTCTCGAACATTTGCCGAACCTGCCGCGAAGCAACCGTCTCGATCGTACCCGGAACCTCAGCTGTGGAAAACGCGCGAGCAGTCGGCTCTGGTTCTCGCGGACTTTGGGCAGGACGTTTGTGATATAGTGAGCAAAGCTAAGTCCCGGTTTCACTACGTGCGAGTCCGGTATCATCCGGCCGATCCTCGCGGGCGCAACCAGACGTCGTTGGAAAGCGCTCTAGCCGTGTCGGATGTTGCGATCGGATCGGCAAGTTCGGCTCTAGTCGAAGCGGTCCTCCAGGGAGTCCCTGTGATTTGCCTGGACCCGGACAACGTAGTCGCCCCTGTTGCGGGCTCATCCCTCGACGGGAAACTTTACCGAGGACCGGTCTCGCAGTGGCTGCGGGAAATGGCTTTCAAACAATTCAGCCTGGAAGAGATTGCTTCAGGCGTGGCAGGAGAAGCATTGTGGGACGATATATAGGCGAACCATATTTCACGTATGTGATCGACAAGACGGACCTGGAAACACGCACGGATCCGTCTGAGGAGCCCGTTTCCCTGGCCGAAATGAAGGAGCATCTTCGCGTCGACTACGCGACTGATGACGATCTCATTACGGCCCAGATCCAGGCGGCTCGTGAGTGGATCGAAGAGCGCTACAACCTGTCCCTCGGGATTCGCAATTACGTTGCTCACCTTCCCCTGCTGCCTGCCCGGATTGAGTTTCCGTATCAGCCACTGATTGCACTGGACACGATTCAATACTGGGACACCAATTCTCCCTCCACGCTGACTACCCTGTTTGATGCAACCAGCTCCCCGGAAGTAGAAAATCGACACTACTGGGTGAAGGAGTCGGCCGGGTTTGCGTGGTTCAAGACTGGCCAGTCAATTCCCAGTGTCGCCTGTCGCCCGGATGCAGTCGAGGTGAGCTTCCGTTGCGGCAAGACAGCCACTCCCGCCCCGATCGTGGCGGCCATCAAGCTCCTGGTCGGGGGCATGTACGAAAATCGAGAGTCGACCTCGAAGCTCCAGGTCCGCGAATTGCCGACCTGTAAGAATCTGCTCGCGCCTTACCGGGTGATCCAATGAGCGCAGGTCGACTCCGCCACCTGGTGGTCCTAGAACAAGCTGTGCGGACGCGATCCGCCACGGGAGCCTATTCCACCACGTGGGAACCCGGATCGCCAGAGAGGCGAGTACGTGCGGCCGTGGAAGACCTTGGAGGCTCAGAGTATTGGCAGGCCGCGCAAGCAAACGCCCAAAGCAACGCTCGAGTTGTAATCCGCTTTGAGGCTTTGCCGGCTGGATTCGATACCTCCTGGAGAATCCGGGACGTGCACACAGGCGAGCTCTTCGACGTGGAATCGGTACTCTCCCCGGACCACAGATACGGGATAAACAATTACGTCGAGATCATGGTGAGGAAGTCAGACGGAAATGACCAGTAGAACCAAGACAAAAATGTCGGACCGCGTTTTGTCGCTGGCTCCGAACAACACTTCCGGGCAGATTTCCGCCGAGGACGTTCGACTGATTTCGACTGACCTGGTGGACACCTGCTTCCGGGATGATGTGTTTTTTCTGGAATCCGGAGATGGCCGCCTCCTCCTCGAGTCTGGGGAGGCGTATCTTGGCCTTGAGCTGACTCCTGAGTTCAGCCCGGACAGCATTGCAGATTTGGCGTCCTGGTTGGACGCGGGTGTAATTTCAACAATGACAGACGGCTCGGACTCCCAAGCGGTATTTGCAGACGGGGATCAGTTCGAACGCTGGCAGGAAGACCTGGCAACCTCCCCGGTTTGCGCTTACTGGCAAGGCCCAACTGCGCCCCTTAGCTCAAGCAAGGGGATGGAGTACGTCGCCAATCGCGGCGGTTACCCGGCGGTCAGGGTGCGGGGAAGTACCGACACGGCCCTAAGCAAAAACTCCAGCGGGGTAACACAGCGATGCGTCACACAAGACGCAGTTACGCTTTTTGGCGTCCTGTCGTCAACGGTTTCCGGGCATACGTTCAAGACGATGGTCTATACGGCAGAATCGTTTTCCGGGGGAACCTCGGGCGGCTATATGCTCTACCTGCAACGCGATGCCACTCACAACATTTCGCAAGCATTCGCCCCTGTTTTTGGTGGCCCAGCATTTACTGCGCCCCAGCTAGACACGGACGATGTGCGCATTCACGCAGTCCGTGGTGAAGGCGCAGGAGGCACGGCAGAGGGCTATTTTAACGGTGTCTCACTTGGCACGGGCGCACAGGCCCCGTCAGGCGACTTCTATCAAACCTTTGGGGGGTCAGTCCTGTTCCAGACTTCCTCATCACAAAATGACTACTATATCCACGAAGTTCTGGTCTACGATCGGGCGCTGAACGACACCGAAGTCGGTCAGGTGCATGACTACCTCACTACAAAATACGGACTTTAATCATGGCTGACCAAAAAATTTCCGAGCTGGATACTATTGCCGCGGCTGACATTGCTCTCACGGATAAAATCCCCATGAACGACGTGAGTGGCACCACGAATGTTGCCGCTACGGTCGAGGCGCTTCGAGACGCTCTTGCGTTAAACGGAATTGTGCGCTTCAGCACTTCCCCGGTGGCGGATGGTGCCGTGAACAATGGCGAGTGCTACATCTACATCGACACAGCTGCTTCCCCGATTGTCCTGTCCGTCAAGGCTAAGGATGGATCCGGGACGGTCTACACGGCGACACTGTGAGCATACAGGTTACAGCGGACACCTCCTCGCTTGAGAAACTTTTCGAGGACCTGGAAACGTTCACCGCAAACATCCACGGGAAGAAGGGGTACCCCCAGAATCCCGTGCGCAATGCTGCTCGGGCAATGTCGAAGGTGACACTGGAAGAAGCGAAGTCGATCGCCCCAGTGGACACAGGAAACCTTGCAGAGGCGCTCAAGCTGAAACCTCTGTCCGTGAGATTCCGGGACAACTCGGCTCGCCTGGGGAACTCGAAAGAGTACTTCTTCGTGGGTGCCGAAGTGAAGAAGTCCAGGGCTTTCTACATCACTCCCCTGGAACTGGGCTGGTCTCGCGATGGAGCGTCTTACGAGGGCGCGCATTTCATCTCAGCCGCAGCAAAAAATTCGGCCTCGGAAGCGCAGACGACATTCACCACCAAACTCCGGAAGGATCTCGATAAAATCCGGAACAAGATTCTGGCCGCCTCCAAGGCAAGGAACCCGAAATGACGAACGCAGAAACTCTCTGGTCTGTGCTCTCCCAGGATGCAACACTGGGGGCGATCGTGGGGACTGGTGACGACGCAAAGATTTACCCGCTTCGAGTCCCCGAAGAAGTTGAGGGTCCGTACGTGACCTATCACTCCTTGGCGACCGAAGCCTACAACAAGCTGAGCTCAGCTCCTCAGGTCGACCGTACGGAGTTCGAGATCGCAGTCGTGTCAACCAGCTACGATGAAGCTTTGGCGGGCATACAGGCGATCCGGGACGCTCTGGGGACTGAGTATGGGTACATGGATACAATGGGAGACGAGTTCTTTTCTAGCACCCGGGAGTTTCGGGTCTGGATTCACTGGAGTTTGACTGGGTAGCGACCACCGCGAGGTGGTCTGGTCTTGGCCCAGGTTTCGACCTGGGTCCTTTTTACCCATCTCCAGTGCTTTGTGGTAGTATTAACCTGTCCCCGTTTGGGGCCTTTTCACTCGTTTGCAAACGATAGGAGTTTTTGTTATGTCTGGTATTAGCACACAGGGAGCGCAAATCCGGGTTTCAGGCCTGGACGAGTCGCCGCTCAACTACGAGGACATCGGTTGTCTGACCGATTTCCAGGGTCCGTCTGGTTCCCGGACGGTGATCGACACGACCTGCCTGGATTCCACCGGCCGGGAAAAGAACGTCGGGATTCCTGACTACGGCCAGGTGACCGCCAACGGTATCCTGAGCACGGAAAGCACGGACTTCCACGTGTCTGACGCCAAGTCTCTCTGGGAGTCGTTCAAGGATGGGCAGGCTCGCGCTTTCCGCCTCATCATCCCGACCTCCCCGGAGAAGTACATGGAGTTCAACGCGTACGTGCTGAACTTCCAGATCACGACGCAGATCGACGACGTGTTCAAGTTCTCCGTCACGTTCGAGATTGACGGAGCTGTCGCCGACAACTTCTGATCCTCCACCCACCAGCAAAAGGAGCCATAAAAAAATGGACCTGCTTTCGATTGACCAGATTCTCGACAAGGACGACAAGTCTTACAAGGAAGTTTACGTGGATGCGTGGGGAGGAACCGTCCGGGTTGCCTCTCTCACCTCCGCTCAGCGTGACGACTGGGAGGCCCAGTTTGTCAAGAACAAGAACAAGCCCGAGGTAGCGCTCAAGAAGTTCCGCGCTCGCCTGGTGGCCAAGTGCTTGGTCGACGCTGAGGGTCGTCTGCTGTTTGACAGCAAGGAAAAGATCGACCGGCTTGCCTCCAAGAACGCCTCTGTGTTGAACGAGCTGTTTGAAATTTGCCAGCAGCACAACGGATTCACGGACGCGGACGTCGAGGAACTCGAGGGAAAATAAGGGAGCGGCCCGATCTGCAGTTCATGGGACTTCTGTGTCTGCAGCTCGGGCTAACCCTCCGTCAGTATTACGAGCTCTCGAGTGCTGAAATTGCTTACTGGCGAGCGTACTACCGGTTCAGCCCTTTCGGAGAAGATCGCGCAGATCTGAGAACTGCCCGCATGATGCACATGTACGCTGAGGCTCATCGGGATCTGAAGAAGAGCAGCAAGACCTCCGTGAAGGACTTCCTGCCGAAGTTTGAACAACAGCAGCGACACGGACCGCGAGCAGTCCAGGAACGAAGGCACACGTTCAGCCCGGAAGCGTTCCTGGAGAAGCTGAAATCCGTGTTCGCCCCGCTCAGGAGTAAAGAGTAAATGGCCACACTCGCCTCGGTCGTCGTCAAACTGGGCGCCAATACGTCTGGGTTCATCACCGATATGAACCGAGCGTCAAAGCACTCCAAGACGGCAGCGGACAAGATGAAGCGCGGATTCAATGCCGCGACAAAGGCGATCGCTGCAGGAGCGACCGTTGCGGGTGCAGCTGTAACCAAAATGACGGCGGACGCACTTCGCGACGCCGACAGATTTCAAAAGCTGGGGATTGCAATCGGAACCTCAACCGAAGCGCTCTCTCAGCTCGAGTTTGTGGCCCAGCAAACAGGCTCCTCGTTTGATACCGTCGAGAAAGGTCTGGTCAAAGTCCAGAAGGCAATTACGGACGGCGCAGACGGAATGACCACTTACACCCGGGCGTTCGATGATCTGGGACTTTCCGCGGAAGAGCTCATCAACCTGAAACCGGAAGAGCAGCTCCTGGTTATCGCGGATGCCTACAAGGAAATGGGCACCTCTACCGAAACAACCGCGGCAATCCAGTCCCTGTTCGGAACCAGGATCGCCAAGGATCTGCTTCCCATGCTCAAGCTGGGCGGCGACGGAATCGAAGCCATGATGATGCAGGCGGACAGTTTGGGAATCACGATCTCCCAAGACTTCGCTGATGCAGCTGCAACGTTCAACGACTCGCTCAACCTGGTAAAGAACCAGGCGACTGGGTTTGGTCGTCAGCTCACAGAAGGCATGCTCCCAGCCCTCCAGGACGTCTTTGACGCGTTCTACGCCCAGACTGAGGCGCAAAACAGCGCTATCGAGTCCGGTCGCTTCCTGGGCGATTTCATCAAAGCTCTGGCGTCAATCTTCATTGTCCTGAAAGCTGCGATCAAGGGCGTGATTGATGTGCTCTTGTCTCTGGTGTTTGCCGCCATTGAGGTTGTCAAGGGGCTCACCCCGCTGAAAGACATCCTCGCAGCTCTCGTCACCGGGGACTTCCCGGCTCTGGCAGCAGCTGCAGCCAACTTGAAAAAGAACGGCCTGGACACGTTGACTCAGGGCTTCAAAAACGCGGCCGATGAAATTCGCACCGGCATGGGTGAAGCCACTCTGGACGTCTCCGATGCATTCTCCCTCCTCGACGATGTGTGGACAGGTGCTGCTGAAACCGCGGCAAACCAGCTTACCCCAGCAACAAACGGGCAAGCAGAAGCGGCTCGTAGACTGGCTGAAGAATCTGAAGAGCTCGAGGCTGAGCAGACCAAGCTCGTGGAGACGCAAGACCAGCTCGCCCGGATGACTGAGGAAGCCACTTCCCAGCTCGACCAGATGCGAGCCGCCTTGTTCCCGGTGGAGCAGGCAGCCAAAGACTTCGAGGATCAGATTCAATTCCTGAATGAGGAAGTCGTACTGGGGACCATTTCCCAGGCTGAGTACAACCGGCTGGTTGCGGCTGCCACAGACGCCTATGCCGAAAACGTCCGCGGATTGGCGGGCTACCAGGAAGGCGTCGACGAGGCGATGAACAACCAGTCAACCGGGGTGGTTGCGATTGTCGAGAACGCGTTCAAGCGCCTGGACAACACGCTCGCCGGATTCTGGCAGGACATGCTGAAGGACGGAGAGTTCAGTTTCGACTCCCTGAAAGATCTGGCCTTGGACACGCTCGCTCAAATGATCCACGCCTTCACTACCCAGCAGCTAACCGCCAACATCGGCGGAGTGATGACTGGGGGAGGCGGAGGAATGGGCGGAGCTGGCGGAGGCGGACTCTTTGGCAACATTTTTGGGGGCGGTTCTGGGGGTCTGAACATGCAGTCGCTCTACGGTCTGTTCGGTCAAACTCAGGGAAGCGGCTCCTGGAACTGGGGATTTGGAACAAACCAAGGAGGCTTTAACAATTCCGCGGCAGGCGGTGCAGTCGGGGTGTTCGGGGGTTCATACCTCGGGGGCTTGATTGACAGCGGCGACCGGATCGGAGGCTTCGACTACGCCGGAACCGGAGCAATGGTTGGGGCGATTGTTGGCTCGATTATCCCGGTAATCGGCACCATGTTAGGCGGTCTGATTGGTGGCGTTCTCGGGGGAGCATTTGGCAAGTTCTTTGGCCGCAGCTTTGAGGGTGGACTGGGCGGCTCAGCTCAGCGAACCTACGATGACAACACGCAGATTGATACGGTATTCGGCCCGATCCTCGGAACGTTCGGTCGAGGCGGAGTCGGACGTTTCGAAGAAGCCGGCTCCTGGCTGGCTGAACTGGGGCCTGCTCTCCAGGAGTTCGATTCAACCCTGGCCAGCTTCCTCACTGAGGACCAGTTGAGTCGTGCAATCGAGGCGTTCAAGACATGGGAAGTTACGTTCAACGACAGCTCAAAAGCTGCTGAGCAGATCTTCCAGTCTCGCTTTGACGTGGTGCTCGGATTGTTCCCGCCCCTGGTGAAGGACTTCGTAAACTCCTTTGACGGCCTGGAGGAACAACTGGAAGCCTTTGAGAAGGTCGTCCAGGCGTTCAACTTGATGAGCCAGGCGGCAACCGCGTTTGTACAGACCGACCCTGCAGAGCTCTGGAGAGAGCTGACCCAGCCGTCTGGCGGGAAGTCCTCTGTCGAAATCCTCCGGGAAATTGGCTCAACCTTGGGGCTGGCCCTCGATCAGTTCGAGGGAACGCCCGAGCAAATGATCGAAATTGCCGGCCTGATGGAATCCCGCTATATGGCTGAGATGGACTTCCTCCGCGGAGTCGCTCAGCTGATCGGGGACATCTCCGCGTCGATCGACTCCCAGCGGCAGAAGATCCTGGAGGCTCTCAACCCAGGCGCAAGCGATCAGGCTCGCCCGTTTGAGGCGATCGTCGCAGATGTCGAGGCGCTCATTGCTTCCCTGGCCACAGCTGAAACACCGGAGCAGGTCTCCCAGATCGTCCAGAGCGCTCAATCGCTGATCGACTCGGCTTTCGCTACTGCTCAGGGATTTGAGGACCCCACAATGCAATCTGGGGCCTTTCAGCTGCTCCTGGACCTGCTCGACACGCTCGACACGGTTGCACGGACTCAGCTGGACGCTATGGCTCAGGACGTGATTGACGAAGGTCAGGCCCTTCGCGATCAGGCGACCACCTTCGCCGAAGAGTTCGGGGTCAAGCTCGAGCCTGTTGTGGCGGCTGCTGATGCTTTGACCGGGGCAATCAACGACCAGACCGGGGCGATCCGAGAGGAGCACGGAAACGACCGCGAACTTCTGCTGGCCTTGATCGCGGAGCAGCGCGAACAGAACCGGCTCATCTCCGAGCTGGGCGGATCGGGCGGTCGAGTCGGGTTCGTCTCGCCATGAGCCGGAAAATCATTGCCGCTCAGATCGGCTACATCGATCGGTCCACCTCCCCAATTTCCGAGAACACGCTCTATGTCGCCACGGAAGGTTGCGTCATTGACACGACCTTTTACGACGGCCGGTTGAGCTCGTCCATCAGCTACGACTACCGAGTCCAAGCTCCCTGGACTGGGCTGAAACCTGTCAACGCGGTTGGCTCCTTGACCATTGCCAACGGCGACGGGGAGCTCGATGATGCATACGACTGGACCTTCCGGGACCAGGAAGTGACGATCAAGATGCTCGACCCGGGCGAATCCTGGGCTGATGGGACAACCCTGGCAGTCGCACTAGTGGAATCCATCGTCTTCAACGAATTGACGGCCATACAGATCAACCTGCGCGACCTGGCAGCTATCCTGGACGCGCCCATTGCCAACGACACCTTTCAGGATGTGACGTTCCACCCGGATGCTCTAGGGTTCAGGCAGCCGGTTTGCTTTGGAACGCCCCTGAACGTGGAGCCAGTCCAAACCCGGGCAAGTGACTATCGCTACATCGCCAACGATGAAGATCTGGTGGCGATCGACAAGGTGCGCATCAACGGGGAAGAGACTCTCAACTACACAACCCTGGCGAAGGGCGTCCAGCTCAATGATGCCCCAGCCGGACAGGTCACGCTCGATGTGGTGGCAACTGGTACCGGAAACATTCTGGGCTTCGTTGTTCCCAGTCCTGAGCCGTCCGGGATCACCTTTTCAGACAACAACAAAACCGTCCAGAATGAGAATCGAAACTTCTTCAGTCCAGCTCCACCTGACCAGTGGTCTGGTTTGGCGGGCTCGCCCAAGTCCGCAGCAGACGGGGGCAAATACTACTTTGAAATGCGGGTTGTGCGGGCAGTAAACAGCAGTGCCAACTACGCGAGCACCTACGGGCTTTTCCTGGAGTCTGCCACTGGAATTGCCACGTCTGCTTTGGATCCGGATTTGTTTATCAATCAGGCCGACCAGTATTCGATTGGACTTCATACTGGTGACGACATTGTGACCTACCGGGACACAACCCAGGTTGACAACACCGACACCACGCTGACCGGCACGGACGGAGATGACGCTTTGTTTGGTGTCCTGGTTGACTTCGACAACATGGGAATCACCTTCCGCCTGCACCAGCGAACGGACCCGACTCGTCCATTGATTTACACCTCCTCGACCTTGGCAATCACGGAAAACTCTCCGCTGGATACGTTCCAGCCGTTCGGGACTGTCGTGGGCGCGACTGGAGCAACCGACTCCAGGAGCCAGGACAACAAAATCACGATCCGAACCCAGCCCGAAGACTTCGAGGTTTCAATCCCTTCAGGGTATGAAGCCTGGGACACGTCCGCCTACTCCGCGGATACCCAGTTTTCTAACCTGGTGTCTGAGATCACAACGCGCATTCCCGGGCTGACTGTCGACACGACCTCCCAGACCGCAATTGACGATCTGGGGTACAGCTACAGCTTCTTTGTCAAGGACGAGAAGCCAGCCTCCCAGATCCTTGCTGAAGCGTGTGCAAGCTTTGGGGGGTGGTACTACATCTCTCGCACTGGGGACTTGACCTTTGGCCGCCTGGAGGAGCCTGGATCGGTTCCTGTCCAGGTGTTCACCGACGCCGAAGTTGTCGAAATCCGCTCGATCAAGTTCGATCCCAGTCCCGGACTGTCCGACCGGATGGGCGCCCGGAGGAACTGGACGGTCCTCAGCCAGAGCTCAATGAGCGATGCAGTCAGCGAAGACGATCGGCTCACCCTCTCCCGGGAATATCGTCACGAGGTGGCCCAAGAGGACTCGACTTTTGCGGATGCCTACAGCTTTGCGATCGGCAATAAAATTCTGGGGACGCTTTTCCGGGAGGATGCAAACGCCAATGCTGAGGTGGAGCGGATTGCAGCCTTGTTCCGGAACGAGCGAAAGCTCATCACCGTGGACGTGGCTTTTGAGGAAGACTGGTTTACCTCCGTAACCTTGGGTTCCACAGTGGCAATATCCAACCTGAGGTATAATTTGAACGTGTCCACTGGGGGCGCATTTTCGGATGCGTTCGATTCTGGCTTCTCGTCTGGATCAGCCTCAGGCAAGAGCTTCCTGGTTCTAGGAATCTCCGGGTCATACGATCGGCAGACCGTTCGTCTGCTTTTGTGGGGTTGATATGGGTGCCTTGATTGGTTACGAAAATCTGGCGGATGCTGGTACGGTCACAAACAATTCAGACGGGACGAACGTGCTCTCGGCTGACAACGTGCTGACTCGCCAAGTTGGCAAAGTGATGCGGCAGACGCTCACGGCCGGCCAGTCTATCATCCTGGACTTTGACCTGGGATCGGATCAAAGCATTTCCTACGTGGGTGTGTTTGGCCACAACATTCCGGCCGGGACTTACCAGGTCCTCCTGGGATCCACGTCTGGGGGAAGCGAGGTGAAAGCTGCAGACTCCCCGATCGGCACGCTCTGGCAAGGCACGAGCGACGACCAAAAACAACAACACGTGATTCTTGACCAGACCTACACCGCAAGATACGTCCGCGTGATCCTGACAGCCACAGCCGGCTTGGATGCAGACCTGGGACGTGTCTGGATTGACGATCCCTGGACTCCTCGATCTTCGGTCGAGTTCGAGCACCGAATTGTCGATCCGTCCCGGGAGGTTCGGAGTTACGGCCAGTCGGCCTACACATTCGAAATGCCGACCTACAGGGAAAACACAATGCGCTTCCCCAGTCTGACGGAGGCGGAAGCACTGGGGAGCTCATCCTCGCCCAGCGCCAAATGTGCTCACCACATGGAAACGGTCGTCGGGAAGCATTCTCCCCTGGTCGTGATCCCGGAAACATCTGGGGCGGACAGTGAGCAGGTCAGGCACAAGCTGGGATTCTACGGGCGCTTGAAGGACGCGTCTCCACTTTCCGTTATGCCGTCCAAGGATGACTCAGGCGGCTGGCGTTGGACGAAACGCCTGGTAGTCCAGGAAGAGAAGTGAAAACATGGACGGGCATGGAACGGATAGTATCCGTACCCGACACATCGAAGACCAGCTCTCGACCCTCAAGTCTGAGCTTGCTGAAGTCACCGCTGACAACCGGACTCAAATGGCCGACCTCAGGGCGGACGTTGGGATCCTTGGTCGAGCGATGCAAGAGCAATCAGCCTTTCTCGAGAAGCTCGATTCCAAACTTGACGAGCAAAGAACTCGTCGCCCAGATCTGCTCGCGATCGCAAGCGTCGGAATCTCGCTCCTCGTGCTTGGTTCAATTATGCTCGGAGGGATGTGGACGCTCCAGCAAGCCCAGCTCAAGCCCGTCATTTCGTCGGTTGCGACGCACGACCTTCGGCTAGACGAGATCAGGGCTTCCAGGTTCACACCCTACGACGCGGAACAATCATGGAACAGACGCAGCAGGGAGCTGGCTCAGCTGCGCCAGGATTTACTCAGGGAGCACGAAGAAACAAAGGAAGAACTACAAGAGCTGGATGACCGCATCCGCTCAATGGAAAAAGGGGTTCCTTATGAGAGAGATTGATGAAATTTTCATTCACTGCTCGGCCACACCTCCGTCCATGGATATTGGGGTCGAAACCATCCGCACCTGGCATCTCGCCAGGAACTTCCGCGACATCGGGTACCACTGGGTTATTCGCCGGGATGGGGTTGTTGAGTCCGGCAGGCACCCCAACGAGTCTGGAGCTCACGTTCGCGGACGGAACGCTAACTCCCTCGGGGTCTGCCTTGTTGGCGGCTCAGAAGAAGAGACGGGCCACCACGAGTTCAACTACACCATGGCGCAAATGGAGACCCTGGAGATGCTAGTCAAGCAGATCCTCAAGGACCTGGAAGAGCTCCAGGAAGATGTCCCGAAGATCCGGGGACACAACGAGGTGAGCGCCAAAGCTTGCCCCTGTTTCAACGTCGAGGCTTGGTATTATGGCTAACCCAATTTGGAAGTTCCTGGAGGTCACCGCAGGGAGCCTGGTGGAATCCGTGGGTGGAATCATTGATGACCTGAATCTGTCCAAGGAAGAGAAGGAACAGTTCAAGCTGCAGATGGCTGAGCAAGTCCGTCAGGACCGGCTAATGACTGAGGAGACCATCCGGCGTGAGCTTGCAGTCACTGAGAAGGTGATTGTCTCGGAGCTCACGCAGGGAGACGTCTACACCAAGCGTGCTCGTCCCACAATCGTCTACGCTGGACTTGCCTTCATCGGATTGAACTACGTGTTCTTTCCGCTGGTCTATTGGCTGATCTCCTTGATCGCCTACTTCCTTGCGGCGGACGTCACAGGAATCCCTCAGCCTCCTCCGCTGGACATGCCCGAAGAGTTTTGGTGGATGCTCGGATCTGTGGTCTCTGTGTGGTCCATAGGACGGACAGTAGAGCGGAGAGGTGTATCCAATGCCTTCACGGATTTGGCCCAAACGGTGGGCACCGGAAAGCCTCCACGGAGAAATTCCAAATAAAATGAGGGGCCCCTCTCGGAGCCCCTCGCAGATGGAGGAACCACCCTCCACCCAACCGTTAGGCGATGGTCACAAGCTTGGTGACGCGGCAAGTGTTGATGGCGACAACCGGGTGGCCTTTGCTGCCGTTGCGGAAGTAGCTGATGTAAGACTTGATGGAGCCCTCAGAGGTTTCCAACTCAGCGGCAAGCGCTGCAACAGTCATTCCACCGTTCCGCAGGAGCTCCAGCATGCGGTCAGACTTGCGAGCCTTCGTGGTAACACGCTTTTTGGGAGCGGGAGCCACACGGGGCTTCTGAGGAGCTTTCGGAGTGATAGGGCCCGGAGCAACACCAACCTGCACAACACCAATCACTTGGTGGCGGCGACCGGCCGTCCAATCCATTACAGTACCGTCAATCATGGCGAAGACGTGTCCGCGGACGTAGACGAGGAAGGTGCCTTTCGGAAACTTGCGTCCGATGGTGGCGACCGTTCC